ACGGCCCAGAAGACTCGCCCGCAACAACCAGGCCCTCAAAATTAACGCGCCGGTCAAGGATGTCAACAGCCTTCGCCGGCCACCCCATCACAGTCTCCAACGCATCAAACTGAGGCGGCACAGCAATACCAAGCTGCTGCACAATCTGCTTCGCGTCATAATACTTACGCCGCAACACATTCCGCCGCTGCTTACCCTCAAGCTGCACCAACATCTCGTTGACGGCATCATTCTCGCCCTCAGACAGCCCAGGAACAGTGATACTCACAGAACCAACACCTTCCCCTGACCACCCTCCGCAGAACGGGCCTTAGCAAATTTCACAACCCCAAAGTGCGCGCACGTAGCGGCCATCAATGGGGTCAGGTCAACTTCAAGCGACTTACGCGACCACTTCCAGCCGCCTGCATCGCCCAAGCTATGTTTTTTTGCACCAGCCAACGAGGCGTTTAGTTGGTGCTGATCGAAGTGAGTAACCGACGCGTCTTTGGTGGCAGCGTCATAGAACCCGCCACAGGCTTGCAGCAACTCGTTGCCGGTCAGAGCGAACACTTTAACTCCGCGCTTCTTCAGCGCTGGTTCAAGTGACCGGGCGGGGCTGTAGGCATCCATCACCACGGGAATCCGCCGACCAGCACGCTTCACGATCCACTCAACGAGCGCATCAGTGTTTTCTGCGGCGTCTTCGAGATCGACAAGCTCCACATGCACACCAGGCTCAGCCTTGAGACCAACGGAAACCGAAGCGGTTGTCCGTTCCGGGTTCATGTCGATTCCGAAGGCGGAAACCGGGACATCATCGACCGATGACACCGCACGCGCCGCCCACGCTGACGCAGGGATTACCGAAAGCTGTTCATCGGAAGACCATAGACCAAGACGTTCCCTAGCGAACGTCTCCTCAGACATCGCCCCGAACTCATCCTCAATCGTGGTCGAATTCAGACGAAGCCCAAGGCTCGGATTCGTGGCAGCCCACAGAGACCTGTCCGACACGTCAATATCTCCGGTCACAGACCACTCAACCCATGCGAGGCGCTTGTCCTTACCCTCAACACCAGCGGTACGCATACGCGTGAACACATCGCCGTCCATGTTCGGCGCCGGCGGAGTGCCAAGGAGTATCTGCAACGGATCGCCAGAAGGGGCAGAGGAAATGGTTGGCAACAGAGCCGCTTGTGCGTCCTCGCCATATTCCTGCGCCTCGTCACAGACCAGCACGTCTACGGTAAATCCGCGACCGGACCCCTTTGACCTGGCTATGAACTCCACCGAGCCGCCATTGTGCAAGACGATGGCTTCCTGCCCGTTCGTCTTCCGGATCTCCTTGACCAACTCGGCAAGCTCCGGATACTTACGCTCATTCTCGAAGAACGAAGCGATACGCAGGAATGCCTTGCGGGCCGTCTTCACCTCATGGGCGGTATGGAGGATCCGCAGACCAAGTTGAGCCATGAAGAACAGTTCGACCATCTCGAGGATGCCATTTTTTCCGTTCTGTCTGGCCACTGCTATGCCCCAGCGACCAGCAGCCCACTTACCCGCCTTGTCGCGGTTCATCCAGGCTTTCAAAACGTTCAACTGCCACTCATCAGGCTTCAATCCGTAAGCCTCAGCCAAGAAAGCGCAATCATCGGCGTCGGACCAACGAGTCTTTGGATGGTTGGCCACACGAGGTTCCTGAACCCCAACGAGTGCAGCCACAACATCACCTATCCAGTTTTCTTAGCCCGCGCCTCACGCCTCTTGTTCAACTCATCTAGAGCGGTCAACGGCTTCTCAATGAGCGGCGCCTGAAGCTCATCAATCTGTAAAAGCACATCCGAGAATTGACGCGAGAGCGCCGCGACATCCCTAGACTGCTCAGCAGTATCGATCTCCCGCGCTAGGCGGTCACGGAGCGCCACAAGGCCCGCCAAACGCCCCCGTGGGGCAGCTTCGGACAGCGACATCGAACCTCCAAACGTGGAAAACGGAACTCGGGGGGATACGCAGCCCTACGCCGATGGCGGGCTAAGGGGCGGGGAGGACCGGGTCTCCCGGCCTACCACTTGCGAGAGGTTTTGAGCTTCGGAACTTGTGGTTTCGGTGCTCGGTCGCCGTTCCCGCGCCTCTGATTGCAAAGCCTGTGCGTGAGCCTGCAATTCTTACGGTCGTAAGGATCGCCGCCTTTTGAAACAGGGATGATCTCGTCTACCTCAGGAGACTCCGGAAAGCCATGAGGCAAAGTAACATCAACGGGTTTGAAGCAGATGCCGCAAGTATCTTCCTCGCGTAGTACGCGCTTACGTAGGGCGTTACGCTTCGTACTGTTAGTGCGCCGAGGATTGGGCTTAGACATTAGGCTGCTTCTAGGTGCATGGCTGTTGCCCTTGCGATCAGTACATCCTTGGCCATGTTCGACCCATCTCCTCGTGCAGAGTTGCACCATGAATGGGCAAGCCTGAGATTAGACGGGGAATGGTCGGGGATGAGAGCTGCTGACTGGGGTTCGATATGGTCTAGCGTTGGCGCCCATTTACTGGGGTGCCTTGCGGTACGGTCTACTGGGTGTGCGCATATCTGGCAGGTCCACCTATCCCGGGCGTATATCTCTTGACGCACCTTGGGGGATACCGAAAAGGAGGTGCCGCTAGAACGGCGTTTGAACTTGGCCGCGGTCTTGCAGTTATCCGAACAGTAGACACCAGCGGGAGCAACAAAATGTTTACCGCACCAGGCGCAGCCGCCTACCACAAACACCCGGTTGCCGCCGTCACTACCTTGCGCGATGCGTTCTATCTTCGCTTCAAACATTCGGCGTATAAGACTCTTGCCCGTTGGGCGACACTTCGCGTGCCTTGGGTTCGCAGATTCGCCGAAACGTTCTAGATCCTCGCCGCACACGGTGCATGGCTGCCCGATGGACTTCCTCGGCCTGATCTTTTGCGTTGGGCTTATGCCGTCTCGCTCTTTGACCATCGCGTTATATGCGCGCATCTTGATCCGCTTATCCGTGCGGTTACACTCTACGGTGTAGCAGTAAGTGCGCCGCACGTTCTTGGGGATGAATGACTCGCCGCAGTACTTGCAGGGCATTGCCTCGTGACGCACGGATGGTACGCTAGACATATCAGCACTCCTCTAAAGTGTTGGTCACGCTCCCGGTTGTTGACGCAACGCGGGAGCTTTTCTCTGTGAAGTTTGGGGTGGCCGCGTCTCTCGACGAGGGCCGTGCTGCGTGACGGTGCAGCCCGAGATATGCGACCTCCTCAGATCGTTATCTTTGGTTGCCTGCTTTCACCAGGCGTTTTGCCCCGGCGGCGTAAGGTAGCGAATCTCTGCCCGGCGCAAATCAAAATCGGCTTAGATTTTTTTCTAAACCGAAAGTGTCTTAGTCGTCTTCGTCTTCTTCTTCGCCGCCCACGTAGACGATTTCGGCGCCTTCCATGAGGTCGGCTTGTCCCTCTTTGTATCCGCGTGCCCAGGTTCCGAGGCTGACCGTGGCGGTGACTTCGCGGACGTGTTCGGCCTTGGCTTCGATGTATTCGGCGATGGCGTTGTAGAGACGTAGCTTCATCGTGTCGCCCTTGTCCTCGTCGGGTCCTGGAGCTTGGTGTTGCCGCGTACCCAGCCCTTGCAGTTAGTGCAGGAGTAGAGCCGATATGAGGTGACGTTCGTGTGCGTGGTGCCGTCGCGCTTGAGCTTCGTGGACCCGCAGTACGGACAAGAGTGCTCATCACCGCTGAACATGCCATGATGAGGCGCGTTGGTGATCCAAGGCAGTAGCCGAAGATAGGCCTTCTCAGTGATGACCACATCGCCGCGGTTGTATTTTTCCATCGTCGCCCAGGCCTTTTCGGAACCTGCGATGCAGTCCAACCACAGATCGAAGCCTTGGTGCTTGACCTTCGCGCCAACACCGGATTGCTGCACCAGGTAGTCGAGTTTCCGTGATGGGAGGTCGAAGCGGTTCTTGTTGGTCTTGATGAGGTCGATGCTCTTGAATGGCTTTGGTGGTGCCATGCCGGCGAGCATGAAGGCGTTGTTCAGCTTTTTAACGTCGTATCGGTCACCGTTGTAAGTGACGACCACATCAGCTTCTGATAGGAGCTTGTGCGCGGCTTCAACCATCGGGAGGTAGTCGTCTTTGTGTTCGCTGTAGAACATGACTTCTTTGGATCCGAGCCACTTGGCGGCGAAGCACATCATGCCGCCGTGGTCGACGATCTGGTTGATGCCGATGTTCTGATCCCAGAGGCCCCAGGTGAAAACTTGTAGGGGCTTCGATTCGATGTCGAGGACCAAGACTTTCGTGTTCTTGGTTTCGGGGGCGAGTTTGGTGCGTACCTTCTTGGCGAACTGTCCCATTACGCAGCCACCCGTTCACACATACAGTCTGACTTTTTGTGCCGACGCACCGTATGTTCCGACATTGGATACCCAGCCCCGGTCATGATGCGGGCGACGCTGATGTGGGATGAGGTGTTGAGGAGTTGTTCGAGTGCGGCGTTGTCTTCCGCGTCGAACTGCTCACGTATGCGATGGAAGATACAGCGGCTCATGGTGGTTTCCCCTGCTCATTGGGTGTTTTAAAAGGGTGTTGACGGTTACTTGCGAGGCCCGCTATGGGCCGCTCTTGGCGGCTGGTTGGTGTCGGGTAGTGTTCACCGTCAAGTGAATCGGTGGGCTGGCAGCTCATGAGATGAGCGGCTCAATGAGCTTGCACTGCGGGGAAACACGAAAGTGACGTCCCGTCTTACACGCTTAACCAGCCCACCAAACTTAGTTGCGGAGGTTTTTGGATGCTCCGCGGAGGATGGTGACTGCGTGGGTGAGTGCTGCACGGGCGGGAACTGTTTGGGTATCGTCCATCCCGGCGTCGAGGTCGTCTGCGATGCGTGAGAGGAGAGACGCGTCGTTGAGGAGGGCCACCGCAACTGGGTGCCTGACACGTTTTGCCGGGTCGTACATGCCGCCTCCTTCGCTAAGTTTTTTGGGCAAAAGGAAAGGCCCCGAACTTGTCGGAGCCTTTCGCCTTCTTCTACCTATTAAAAACGATACAGGACAAACTGTGTATCGTCAAGTACCTTTAAGTACCTGCCTGCCTAAAAGTTAAGCGGCCCGGCCTTACAGCCAGGGGAATAGTTGGTGCAACCAGTACAGTCGCCGACTGCGCCTCGCATGCTTTGCTCTTTCCTCAGCTTTGGCAAGGTACTCGGCGAACACTTTATCGTCTGAAAGGTCAGGCAGCACTGCGGGCTTGGGAAGCTTGTAGGGAACGCCTGGTCGGGAGGCTTTCACGGCTTTTCCTCAACCCATTCATCCAGTCGGCGCTCATACAATCGCTGGAAAGTCACCCCCCGCTTCCCGATCAACTCCAAGGTTTCAAAGTCTTCTGGGTCGCTTGTTTCAGCCAGCACTTTCCCGTCCGCATCGATGGCCCTCCACCATTTTGTCGGCTTGCAGTAATCCGCATCAGTCATGCTGCGTCCAGCCTGTGGATTCTTGCCTGAATAACCTCCCAGTCGTCCCCAGCCCTTGCGCACATGGCCTTGGCTGCGGCCTCAATCGCTTGATCAAATAAGTTCATAGCTGGCTCCCCTGCTTCATTGATCACGTTCATGCTGCTCCGTTGATCGGGTGTTTGTGGCGGCGGGCGGTGATTTGGTCGAGTACGTCGCCGAGCCTGTATGCCGGCGGGATTGGGTTGCCAGCTTCGTCGTGTTCGGGGTTGGCCCTGGTGATTTTGTCCCGTAAGGCCCATTTGCGGATTTGGTCGGCGGTAACAGTGTGTCCGTACTGCGGCGCACTGAGTTTCCGTGAGAGGTCGGTTGCGGTGCCGATGTAGTAGTCTTTGGCGGTTGTTGCATGCGCCCGCCATTTGAGGACTTCGTAGGTAGTGCCGCAGGTTCGGCATTGGGCTTCCTGGTCACCTTTTGCCGCGTAGAGGTCGCTCTGGCATTCGGCGCATTGTCCTGCGAACACGCGGCCCTCGGTGCGGTGGGCGTGGTCTTGTCCGTGGCGTAGGTGGGTGCGCAGTTCGGGCTCAACCGTGTGTGCCCAGTCTTGCCGGCGGAGTGTGTCGAGGTGGGTGATGAGGTACGCGGCGATACCCTGGCTGGTGCGTGAGCTTATAGGGCCGGTGATATAAGCTAATTTTAGGCCCGTGCGCATGAGGTACGTGTGGAGTGCGTGTCGTGCGTCGAATACGTGTTCGTTGATGGGTAGGGGCGCGTGCAACGGGCCCGAGGACGATACCCTCTCTCCATAGCCCGCTGTCAGCGAGGTTCGTGCAACACCCGCGTCCAACACCTCAACGACCCCATCAACCTCCGCCAACGCATAAGCCAGGCTCTCACCACAGGTCGTGCAGACGTAGAAGCCGTCCGGCGTTTCAGAACCACACTTGCAAATCAATTGCTATCCCTCTCATTCTTCATCCGCCGTGTATCTGGCAAGCGGGGTTTGTCGGTCTGGGGTGGCGTGGGTTGTACCGCCACGGTGGACAGGAGCATCCGGGGTAACGGTTGGTTGGGCGGCTCCATGATGATGCGGCGCCGGTTCCAACGTCGGGGTGGTCGTTCCCTTCGCTGTCTTTCGCCATCGGAGGCTCCTTCGCCTATCGTTTGCTTTCACGGTTCATGGGGTGCCTCCTGTGCCGAGGTTCCAGCGGACGTCGGCGCGTTGTTGGGGTGTGAGCTGGTTCCAGGTTTGTTCGGTGTGTCCTGAGCGGCTGATGATGATCGCCTCGGACGGGGTTAGACGCTCTACGGGGTGCGGGGCCGGCTTACGACGAAACCAGGTCATGACAGCTCCTCATCGAAGTGCTTAGCGGATCCAAATCGGAGGAAGGCTACTGCGTGGTAGTTCGACGTGGAGTGCCAGTACTCAGCGGCGAGTTCTGCGTCACTGAATCGCTTCTCCGTTGCGACGAGGCAGTAGGGCGAGTAGAACCCGCCCATCCGGTAAGCATCCGCTTCGGGGTGCTTCTGGTAGATGGTTAGGTGTTCCATGTTTTTTCCTCGAGGGCCCGGAGTTTCGCTTGGCATTGTTTGACGATGATGTGGGCTTGTTGGACGTAGGCCCAGTCGCCGTGGTTGGCTACGGCGGCTTGTAACGCGGCGGTCCATGCTTCTTCCGCGGCAACGTATGCGTCGAGGGCTTGCTCGCGGTCGAGGATGCCGGCTGCGAGTTCGCGGCCTTCTTCGTGGATCGTGCTCATGCCATTGCTTCCTGGTCCTTGAGGAGCGCCCGGAGCTGGACTTTCAGTTCGCGTACGACTGCGTAGTTCTGTACGTCTTCGTCCAGTGATTCGGCGAGCTGCAATGCTTCGCGGATGGAGTGGTGGTGTGTCATTTTGTTGCCCCCAGTGTTTGGGTCCCGCGCTCAAAACGGGACAATACTCAATTGTACCGCGGATGCTAAGTATTTTTAAGTACCTGCTCGAACAAAAAAAGGATGCCTGGTTCGCCGATTCCACCATGTCTGTGGTCGGGCCCGATGACATGATTCCAGTCATCGTCTACCAAAATTCCTGCATCGACGAAGCCATCGATACACGACTTGGTTGTCAAATTTAGGTTGTTCGGGTCGTACCTGCCGCGGCGGGGTTTGTAGATGTGCGCCTCGATCCTGACCGGCCCATCGAACGGATCCCAACCAGCGACCGCCACCCTTGCTGCTTCACGCCACGCCTTAACCCGGTTCGCCTTCACCATCCTATGCAGCCGCATATTGCTGTTCAGCCAATCGTCAGCCTTCGGAACGAACAGAGACTGTTGGGCGCTCATGCTTGTTCTGTCCTGTCGTCGTAGTAGGTAATGGTCTGATGCTCGTGAACACCGCAAGTGGTTTCACCGTCCTCGTTGAACCGGCAGGTGCAGTGGTGAGGATGAGGATTCATGCTGTGCGCCTTTCTGCGGGGCTGGTTTTTGTTGGGTGGGTACTTGGATCACTAAGTGCCTTTAAGTGCCTCAGTGGGCAGCAGGAGGCCGTTGGGGTCATGCTGCGGGCCATTCGTCTCGGTACTGGTTGCCGTTACGGCGTTCCGTGGCGAGTCGGCGTTCTTCGTTACCCTGCCGGCGGCCTTCCTCGAACAACGCCATGAACTCCGGTGTTTCGCGGATCTTGCGCCGGTAGTCAGCCTCGGTCTTCACGGGCCTCGGTGATGCGTCGATGGCCCGCTGACCGGCATCACGGCTGGCCTTGATATAACCCGCACGCTTCGAGATAGCCCCTGGTGTCGCGGCGATGCTCTCGTGCTGCTTGTAATGCTCGAGGATCGCCTGCTTAGCAACCGCCGGGTCAACGGTGCGTAGAGCATAGTGCCAGACCTCGACGGCGGCTTCCGTGAACATCACCCGCGGATCTGTCTCGTTCACCCATCGGAGCATTGAGATAACTTCCTGTACCTGCATGGTTAGCCTTCAATCTCTAGGAATGGTTGTTCTTGTGCTGCGTTGAACCTGGCGAGCATGTCCGCTTCCTTGGCCCTGGCTCGTGCGCTGTGGTCCATGCGCTGCGGCTGGATGATGCCGTTACGGGACGGTAGGGGCCCGTCTTCCCAGCAGTCGGCGTTGAGCCATGATGCCGGGAGTTTGGTGAACTGGTCTTCGCGGTTCGGGTCCGTTGCGTACCGTTCGGCGCCGGCGAGGAGTTCTTCGGCGGTGGCTTTTTTCCTGGCCTTGGCGTAAGCCTTCTCCGCTAGGCCCCTAGAGGCTTTCCGTGGATAGGCTGTGTACCAGTCGATGAACTCATCGCGTTCTTTAGATATAGAAGCTTTAGCTTCTATATCTGTATCTGTATCTGTATCTGTATCTGTATCTGCTACAGGTTTGCTAGCCGTTTGCTCTGGCATTTGCTTAGCACTTGCTAGGGTACTTGCTTTAGCTTTGCCACCCTTGGAGCCGGCCATAATCCGCTTGTTTCTGCGGTTTTCGACCTCTTCAGCGGACTGCTGATGCTCCAAATAGTCGTGCATTTCGTAGCCAAAGTCGGTCGCCTTCACGAAGCCTACTTGCAGCAACTCTTTTCGGGATTTTGCTGAAAAAAGCTTCAAAAACTGTGCTTTGGTGAGCTTCCCGTCGTTCAGATTCCTCGAGCAGTAGCACCAGGCTTCGATGAGTTGACGGAACGCTTTGTCGCTCAGCTCGAACGCTTTGGGGTGCTCGGGGAATCCGTTGTGTAGCTTGAAGAACAGTCGGTCGCTGCTCATGGCACCCTCCTCATGCTGCGAGGTCCCAGGGTGTGAAGATGCGGTTGATGAGGTCGGTGCGGTTTGCGCGTTGGAGGCGGCGTGTGAGGGATGAGCGTTTGATGCCGAGTGCTTGGAGGATGCGTGCTTCTCCTTCGCCGCAGCGGAGGAGAAACTCAATTTCGGTGGTGAGCTCTTCGTGGGTGAGGATGTCGCGGGGTGGGATGCCTTGTTTGCGGCGTTGTTTTTCTTTGCCGGCACGGTAGGCGATGGTGCAGGGTTCGCAGGGGGTTTCGTTGGCGCGTTGGTGGCGTCGGTAGGCTGCTGAGGTGCCGCATGGTTGGGGTTTGTAGGCGCCGGCGCAAACATCGCAGTTGGGTTCGCCGCGTCGTCTGTGGCGTTTGCGGGCTTGTGCGGTTCCGCAGGGTGCGAGTGGTAGTCCGCCTTGGGGGTTGGGGTTTACGTCCGGGTTTTTCTTGTCGCGGTAGGTTGCGGCCCTGACTCGCTGGTCTTCCCGGTGCGCGGTGGTGCAGGGTTCGCACCGGCAACCACGCTTGTAGGAGGCGCGTGTCCCGCACGGCTGCACGGGCCGGGGTGCAGGCTTGCAGGCTTCGCAGGTTTCGTTGCGGCGTTTGTGGCGGCTGCGGGCTGTTTTTGTGCCGCAGGGGGCGACGGGGCGGTGTCCACTCATTTGTTTTTCCTTGCTTGTGCTTGTGCTTCTTTGCGGGCCCGGTCTGCTTCGGCGCGGGCCCGTTTGCGTTCCTGGTGCGCGGCGACGGTCATGCTGCGAGTCCGTGGCGTTTCGCGTATGCCTTGGCTGATTCGGCGGTTTTCCATGCTCGGCATTCGTCGCAGCGGCATTCGTGTTTGCGGTACATCGTCCAGGTGCCGTGGATTGGTTCGACGGGTTTGGGGGCGACACGTTTAACGCTTACCGGTTTGGGGCGTCGGCGTGTGCGGGCTTCGTATGCGGCGACCTCGTCAGCGGCTGCTAGTAGTCCTGCCCGGCCTCCGTGGACAGGCTCGGGCATGTCGGCCACTGGTTCGCATCCGGCTGCGATGAGTGCGGCCTGCACCCGGACGGCGTCACGGCGGCGGACCTGCCGGGTCAGGTGCTTGTGAGCTACTGACAGTTTCCGTGTGGCCTCAGCACTCTCAGCCTCAAGAGCAGCCAGTTCAGCCTCGACCTTCGCCTCGAGATCCTTCCGTGCCTGAACGAGTTGCATCAGCTCAATGCGGGCCTGCGCGAGACGGCGGCGCTCCTGCTCAACACTCAACGCCGTCGCAGGCTTCGGGTTATGCCGGTAACTCATCGCACGTCCTGCCAGCACTTACGGAACTCAGGTTCAAGGTGGTTGCACGGTTCTGCGGGACAATCAGCCCAGGTCAGGAGGTGCTTGGTCTGATGCCAGTCGCGCAACCGGCCAATATTGTCGCCCACGGTCAGAAAGAAGCTCATCGTTTACTCCTGTGGTGGTGGTTTGGGGTGGCGCGGCCCGTGGGTGGTCAACGGGCCGCACCGGTACTTCAGGGTACTTCATTCGGTGGGTATTTTTAAGTACCCTGTACGGCGTGGCTTAGAAAGGTACGGCCTGCTGGTTCCAAGAAGGATCAGGCACGTTACCGGCTCCGGGCTGCGGCTGGTTCCACGTACCCTGCTGCGGACGCTGGGCCTGCTGCTGACCCTGGCCGTTGCGCTGGGTGCGGTTGACCTTGGCGTTGGCGTACTTCAACGACGGCGCTACCTCGTCAGCTTCAAGCTCTATAGCAACGCGCTTCTGCCCGTCCTTTTCGTACTCGCGCTGCGTGAGTCGACCCGTCACAACAACGCGCATACCTTTCTGGTCCAGCGTCTCAGCTATGTTCTCGGCCATCTCACGCCAGGCGGAGCAACGCATGAACAGGGTAGCTCCATCTTTCCACTCATTCGCGTTCTTATCGAACGTCCGCGGGGTAGAAGCAACCGTGAAGTTGACTACCGCCGCTCCGGCTGGCGTGAACCGAAGCTCTGCCGGGGCGGTGGTGTTGCCGATGACGGTGATGGTGGTTTCGTTAGCCATGTTTATGCTGCTGCTTTCTCTAGGGTGTACTTGGTGAGGTTGTCTACATGCAGGCCCTGCCAATGGATATCGGTTTCTGCGTCGCCGTTGGACACGATCACGACCGGGGCCGCATTGTAACCGAGTTCCTTCAACGCTTCCAAATCCGCTGGGGACTGGGAGACATCGACGGTCTGGTACTCGACGCCGCGCTTATCCAGCCAGCGCTTCGTCGCCTTGCACGGCTGGCATCCTGGGGACGTGTAAACAGTGATGTGTTTCAAGGGGCGGTTCTTCCTATCGGTATTACTCGGGATGTGAGGTGCTGGAAGCCGCAACCGCATCGATACGATCTAAACGGCTTCCCCCACACGCGGGAACTGTTCAAAGCCTTTTTGAAGACCTGCTCGTCCGTGTACGCCTTCTTATGCGGCGTGGGGCAGTTAGGACGCGGCTGGGGTTTCACGGGTGACCGCGAGGGCTCGGATCTGGTCAAGGACATCCGTGGGGGCGCCGGACTTCTTGGCGTCGGTCCAGATGGCGCGCAGGGTGTCAGGGTCACCCTCAGCCTGGGCTGCGATTGCCAGCCAGTCCTGCTGTACGGGTTCGGCTAGGGGTGCGACGGTGAAGTTCTTCCGCTTACCCCTCGTGGCCGTAAGTGCGACGGTGAGCGGCTTGGCAAGGTGGGACATCTCCGCGATCTCAATCCCGCCGACCTTATCCCGGCCAAAGGTGATCTCAGGGTTACGGACGAGGGTCAGCCGGCGCCCAGCGAACGCGGACGCTTCCTTCCCCCACGCAGCGACCAGGATCCTTCGCATCGACTTAGACGGCTTGTACGGCCTGCCCGGATACTCGACCAGGTGAACGTCCACGGGCTGCTCAGGGGTGCCCTCAGTGACTTCCTGAATGGTGACAGTGACGGGACCGGCCATGAGGTCGTCAGCGTTGAGCTGGTCCGAGCGGGGTGCGATTGATTGGGTGAGGTCCATACTTAGGACTCGCTTTCTTTGATGTATGCCTCGAGGGCTTTGCGGATGATGTCGGATAGGTTGTCGCCCCGTACAGCGGCGACCTCCTGGGCTTTCTCCCAAAGCTCCTCGTCTATGCGGACACTACGGCGGGTTGTTCCTTGGCTCATGCGGTGGCGTCCTTGTGGTGTCGAAACCCCGCGCCCCAGCCACGCTCGTAGGCATCCTTTACCATCGGGTTGGGAGAGTCCTTGTTGAATAGAAGCGGAGTTTCGAGCTCATGAGCGATTGCCCTGAGATTCCCTTCTCGGATGAATCCCGCGAGCATGTGCGGTGCCGCAGCCTCAACCGCTTTGACGCACTTACCGCGCCAGTCGAGGCAATACTCTAGGTCGTCTTCGCAGATCGCCCGGTGCGCTGCTTCTACTGCTTCGTCACTGATCTGCATTGTTCTCCCCAAGTAGTGGCATTAGCTCGATTGCCTGATGCGCGGCTAAGGTTCTTGCGTCGTCGGCACGTGTGGCACCATCAAGTCGCATCTCTAATCCACATCGACATACGACGAAGCCGATACCCGACCTGTCTGTGTTGTATGACTTGGCGTGCTTGGCCAAGACTTCCGCGATGGCGACTTTCGATGGGTGATTCACTTCTGGTATCCGTTGCTGATAAGCCAGCCTGCGATGTACTCCTCAACTGGGGCAACTTCCTCGCCGTAGCCGATTTCGAGGTTGCGGTTTGCGATGGCCATTTCGATCATGTCTTGCATCTCTGCGATTGCTGCGTTCATGGCCCGGATTTCGTTGATGTTCATTGTCTTCGCCTTCCCCTTATCGGCTTGTTCCGATGCACTAAGTCTAGGTGTCTTGACACCATCTGTCTACTTAAAAGTACCCAATCTACAAAGTATTTTTAAGTACCTACATCAGCAAGGAACAACGAACCCCTGAGATTAGAAGCTGATCTCCTCGAAGTGGTTGATGCGTTCGGTTGCGGGCCTGCCTTTGACGGCGGTGGCGTAGTTTTCGAGCATGACCTTGGCGGCGTCCTCGAAGGTTTGGACGGCTTCGGTGATAGCGGCGAACCACTTCTGATCCGGGTACACGCGCTTCACAAACAACGGCATACCGCCTGAGTAACTGACATAGTCGAGCCAGGATCGTCCGGTGACAAGCAGGCCCGTCTGAATCTGTGCCATGTTCTCGAGCGGCACCTCATCAGCCAGGATCGTGGCGAGGTGCTTCTTCTGCCGGCGCGACTTGATCTCAATGAGGCCGTCGTCATCAACCAGGCCGTCGGGGGAGTATCCGAGTTTGAACCCTAGGTCGTCTCGGACCATGAACCCAACCTCCGCGGCGGGTGCGTAATGCTCTGAGTAAATGTCGCGGGCGTACGGCTCATCCAACGTGCCACGCAGCATGTCAGCATTCTCGTGGATGGGTTCAACATGCCCTGTGATCCGCTCAGCAACCAACGTGGTTGTGAGTGCCCGTGAGTAGTCGTTGCTGGCGGGCTTCACAGTCTTAGGTGTGATCAACTGCCCAACAACCGAGGCCGTCACAATCCCGCAACGAGCCGCCAACCACTCGTCGGTGCCCTGAACCAGGTCATCAAAAACCTGCAAACTAATCGTCGCGCTCATGCTGCTTGCTCTCCTTCTGCTTCGATGAAGCGGCTGATCTTTTCGATATGAGAACGGGTTAGACCGTGGGTTGTGTTGGGGCTGATGACAAGTCCTCCACCTTCTGACTTGACCCAGTTCAGCGCCTCGGGTTCCGCTGAAATGTCGTCATCGACCCATATGAACCGGTCATTGTTTGACGCCACGTCTTCGCGGATCGCTTGGAGCTTCCACCAGTCCCGCCCATGCCATGCGTGCTGGTCGCCGTGAAGCACTTCCCACTCTTGACCGTTGAGGCCGGTTGCAGGGCTAAGTTCGTTCGCGGCTTCGTCTTCCCAAGTTGTGAGCCACTTGAAAGTGACACTGGGAAGTTCAGCTAGACGGTTCAGCTCATCGATAAGTTCCGGTGAGTATAGGATCTGCCAGCCGCTAATCTTCTTTGTCGCCCATTTCTGCCAGCCCGTTATCTTTAGAGCCGGGCTGTTCTTGGACACGGCGTTAATCACCCCGTCTACGTCTAGGTAGATAGTGCTCATTCGAGGTCGTCCTTCGTGAGGGTGGATTCGATTACTGGGTCACAACCGCAGATGTCGCATTCGCAGTGGTTGCTCTTGGGTCGGCGTGGTACCAGGGGCTCGTCGTCCTCGGGGGAGTAGCTCACAGGACGTGGCCCATGATGACGCCAATCAAATCCGGGGCCTTCTTGTCCAAGTAGCGGAGGGCGAGGCGTTCGTCTTCCTCGTTCCTGGGCACATGGTTCAACACGCGCTGCTTACCGAACGTGTGCGTCGACGCGAACTGGTTATTGCTCGGCTGATCGTTGTTCATGGGGTTACTCCTTGCTCATGGGGGTAATACTCAAAGATACTGCACGCGCCGGGTAGTTCTAAGTACCGACACGGACAAAACTATTTACGGTTTGGCTGGGTGATGAGGCGGGCCGACTGGATGCCCGCGGCTACGGTCGCGACAAGAAGAACGAGGATCACGCCGCCACCATCTTCCCGAAGCCGGCGTTGGTGAGGAGCGCCGTGGTTTCGCGCCCGATCCTGCCGACCAGGTAGTCGCGGACAAGGTCGGTGTTATCAACCGTGCCGGCGAGGTTCGTCACCAACTCCGGGTGCGTGCCATGCTCGACCGAATCGAGCTCTTCAAAGGACGTCACGAGTTCCTCGATGTCGTAATGGCTGGGCGTGACACCCAGGATCCGGCCCAGACTGGCCTGCAGCTTGAGGGCCCGAGTGACAAACGCGTTCGGCTCCTCGTTATACGGTGTCGCATCCACAAACGACCGCACCAACTGCTGCACCATAATCCGTGCGCCATCCTCAGTAATCCGCATCATGCTCCCTGCTCCTTCATGCTCGCTTCGATAGCTTCGTTCCAAACATCCACGGTGATGCGCTCGCCCAACTCGAGAGTCGCCTTGAGATAGCCGAGCATGTGGAACGGATTAACATCCGCTTCCGCCGGGCTTGCGACCTTTATGCGTTCGTTCATTGCTTGTTCCTCCGTGCTGCTCGTGTGCCGACTCTTGGTGTGCGGCGGGGTTCAGGCGGGGCCTGCTGATACTTCGCCCGGATAGCCTCAATGTCCTCCGACGAGAACCGAAGCTCAGTACCGAAACGATGACAGGGCCACAGGTCTTGCTTCTTCAACCGGTAAGCAGTCGAACGGCTAATGCCGAACAACTCCGCAACCTCACCGATAGTCTTCAACGGCTCCATGACTAGGCCGCGCGGGCAGTTAGTTCGCTGATGTAGATCTTCAGTTCGGGGCCATTGTTGAACCACTCGCCGGCGACTCGTAGGTGAGCGAACTGTCGGTGCAGTTCCTGTTCCCGTCGCTGGCCTCCTGGTTCAGTCGCGAGCAGTTTGGCGTTCGACGGGTCGAGGCCTTTAGGCATCTGGACGGACCCGCTACGGATACTTTTGACCCGAAGCTCTGGATCGAGTGACTGGCCGATTTTGATTCGGCGTCCTGCCTTGACGAAGTAGACAAGTGCAGCGTCGCGGCGGTCCTGAGCTTCTACGACCTTCGAGTCGATGTACTTAGACATTGCGTTCCGGAGTCCTCTGTCCTCTGCGGCGCGGATGTTCCGCTGGAAGGTATCCAAGTGGGACTTGCAGAGAGGGATGATGTCCAGCGCCATTTTCTTGGACTGGCGTCCGCATCGAACGGTGCCGTAGCGGTATGCGCCGCACTGCTCGCTCATGCCGCGACCTTGATTCGTGAGTGGGGGTTGCGGACCATGCGTGCGTGGGCGGGGTCTGTGACGAGGATGAGGGTTTCGACTTCGTAGGTGATGTCTTCGGATGAGATGCCGAGGCCGATGCAGATGAGGTGCAGTGCGTCTTCGGTCGGCTGGCGTTCGCCGGTCTCGATTCGCTGCAAGTGGGAGGGGGAGATACCTGCTTGCAGGGCGAGTGCGTCCTGGGTGATTCCTTTGGCTTTGCGGATGACCCTGATGGCCTTTCCGACTACTTTTCGTTCGTTCATAGGAACCAGTATGCAGACATGCGCAGGAATGCGCAAGTCCACGCACGCACTTTCCGGAAGGAACGCGCAAGTACCAGAAATCCGCGCCAACACTGGGAAGCAGGGGTGAATTACAAGGGGTGCATGCCGGGAACGTGCGCGAAAATTGCCACAAAAGAATTTTGGACTTGCGCGGTTTCGCCGTGGGACGCTTTCACCCAGACGCAGTAAGAGGAAACAACTGGAACCAGCCGGAACCAAGTAGCGACTCACGAAAAAACTGCGTACACATACGCAGAACTAGGTAGTTACACAGCCGGACTCAGCCGGCCCACTACCTATAGACAGATACGCAGTTGGGGGAAGAAAGTGGAAGCTATGAGCAACATCTCGGCAGAAGACATCAGGAATGGAAGGGAGCGGAAAATGATGACCCAGCAGGAACTAGCGGATGAGGTTGGTGTTTCGCTCCGCACGGTCAGCTCTTGGGAGCGCGGCGAGACGGTGCCCCGGAATCGGTTAGGTGTCATAGCTGAAGTCCTCGGGCTTGAGGGCGCTAGGGAGTTCGGTCGCGAGGCTCTACTTCGCCAGCTCGGACGCCTTGCTAAGCAGCGGAGGGAAGAAATTGGCTTGGGGAGGCCTGCGTTCGCTAAGGAAGCGGGTCTAGGGTCAGACAAGACCGTGGCCTCCTTCGAATTTGGGCGGGTACTTCCCTCTGGCGTCTCTCAAAGGAAGATCGAGAAGGCCCTTGGTTGGAGGCTCGGCATTATTGACGAGTGCATGAGGATGGTTGACCGCAAAGCTTCCACGATTGACATGACCGAACTCGACGCGGAAGACAGCCTCTACATCCAGTCCCAGGGTGGCATCTCTTCGCTGGCCCTTGTCTCTGATGATGACCTGCTCGCGGAGGTGCGCCGGCGGATGACTTCGCGCACGGGCCGGAACTTGTCTAGGGAGGCGCAGGATATCTATGGGCTGGCGGCTTCGACTAACGCTGAGCACATCGAGGACGAGGACCACGACGATACCGCGGAGTAGGTTACGGTCTCGTGATTAAGGACACGCGTCAACTTTCCATTAATAGGACGTTTTCTTCTGAAACTGTCACAGGTCTCGTTTAGCTTTAACGGGTTGGTTTCGATTGAGGCCGACACGGGTTCCGGTTCTGGGGGTTTTTGGTTTTGTTCGTGTATAGGGTGCGTATGACTGATGGTGTGGCAGCTCGTACGGATGGGGTGGATATTTGGATTGATGACAGGCTGAACGAGGTTCAGGAGAAGTGCGCGATAGTCCATGAGGAAATCCATATCGAGCGCGGCCACAGCACGGTTCAACCCGAGGCGGTGGAGATGGGCGTCAGGTATGAGGCAGCGCGTCGGCTGCTACCGGACTCCGGCATCGGTTCGTGCAGCGGGTCTACGTTGGCTCAGGTGGCTCGTAACTTGGGTGTGACGCGCCAGGTTTTGATGGATCGGGCCGCGACGTTGACGGACGAGGAAACAGAGCGTGCCGGCTGCCTATCCTGCCGACTCTGCCCGATCATCGACGCTAGGTACCCAGCGAAACAGTACGCCAACGCTTAGTCTGCACCTTTTAGCCCCCGTTAGCGCGGGGGCTTTCTGGTGGGCTGGTGGTACGCGGAAGTACTTACGCCGTTGAGTCTTTCGGGGTATCGTTGGGGTATGAGCGACAATAAACCAATGATCAGTGACGAAGCAGTAGAAGCGGTGTACGACAAGTTCTTTCACTTGGGACTTAGCGCAACCCAGATTGAGGGGATCCTTGAGGCGGCGGCGCCGTACATCGCGGCTCAGGCTTGGGATGAGGGCCGGGAATCGGTCGACTTCGACAGCTGCGGCATTAACCCGTATAGGAGCCAGGCGTGAACGATATGACATGGTACTTGGTCGGCGCCGGGCTGTGGATCTTCGCCACTGGCTTCAATCACGCCCTGTATCGGAGTAAGTGGACGGCGCGTGCTTTCTTCGCGTTCCCTGTCTGGCCTGTTGCGCTAGTCGTGTTCGCGGGCATGGGGCTCGTGCCCCCGTTAGCGCGGGGGCTTTTTGGTGGGGGGGGGTGCTTAAAGAAACTTTGATGATTGGGTGCTTTTGGGTAGACAAGCGGTGTCAAGACACCTAGACTAGATACATAAGCAAGGAACACCAACCAAGGAGAGATTCAAATGATCGCAGTAGAAAACCTCGAAGTCGGAATGATGATCATCCCCGAAGGCCGCAAGCTCGCCGTAGAGGTCATGAGCGTTGACAACTGGGGCAACGAGAGCCTCTACAAGATCGGCCACTATGGCAAGGGCTTCAACGTAACCGCCGTTCCCGCCGGCGCAATGGTCCGGCTCGCAGCATGAACAACCGGGCGGAGGCCCTCGCAATCGCGAGGGCCGCTGTTCCCTACTACCAGGAACAGTATGAAGCTAAACCGAACTGGTATACGGAGTCACGGCTAGCCTTAGCGCAACGAGCGGTAGAAGTGCTGGAAGGGGAGCCCGCATGAGTAAGGGAACTATCCGCCGCAGCATCCGGGTTGGCGAGCTATGGGACCAAGCGCAGGAAGTCGCCAACCAGAACGGCGACAACCTATCCGACGTAATCCGGCAAGCACTTGCACAATACGTGCGAGACAAGCAGGAAGGCCCCCCAGAATGATCAGTGACGAAGCAGTAGAAGCAGCGGCGCGTGCTCAGTTCGAGAAATGGCACCCCGAAAAGAAATGGGACGATAGGCCTGACATTCAGAGGATCTTCCGGCGAGATGCGCTGGTCTCCCTTGAGGCGGCGGCACCGTACATCGCCGCTCAGGTTTGGGACGAGGCAGCCGCCAGCATCATCGACGAACACGGCAACCCCATCCAACCAACCAACATCAACAACCCGTATAGGAGCCAGGCATGAGCGCTGTAGCGAAGTGCAACGAGCCGATGCGGACCCAGAACGGCAACACGTACAAATGCACCAAGCCGTTAGGGCATAGGGGCCAGCACGTAGACAGCCGCCACCCAATCAGACGATGGACCAACCCGTATAGGAGCCAGGCGTGAATGAGATAAGGCGGCAGTGCAAGGACATCCTGGATGGCCCATTGCTTGGACTCATCGCCCGCAAGCAGCGCGAGAAGGGCATGTGGGTAAACACGTGGGACTTCGAGCCGCCATACTCCGAACTGCCTGACAATCTGTTCCGAGCCAAGATGGGACAACTCATGAAGCGCGGGCTGATCGACGGGTGCAACTGCGGATGCCGAGGCGACTACGAGTTGACCGACAAGGGCAGAGAGTTCCTAGCTAACGCGACGGCCTAATGAAGGCCCTTCACCTGTCCGGGTGGGGGCTTTTTGGTGGGTGCGACCATACGTAGTCGCCTCGGGCTATGGACTCTTCACCAACCCGTATAGGAGCCAGGCGTGAGGATCTACCAGCCCGTTGATGGCCCTGACCGTCTGCCGCAAGCGATGATCGAGGGCTCGACGGAATACGACTGGGCTGAACTGCCTGAGTACCTGAAGGAAATCATGCGCCAAGCCGCAAGAGATTTCACGAGATGGGCCGAGACGGAAGCGAAGCCGATCCAAGGGGAACTCGCCAACGAACTGAACGAGTAGCGACAGCATGGCCCTCACCTTCGGGTGGGGGCCTTTTGCGTGGGGGGTGACTGTTGGTTAATCTTGTGAGTTTGGTGAGGCTTTCACCGTTGTCGAGGTGTTGGCGGCGACAACGGATCCCGATAAACGTAGACAATCGTACGCATTCGTATGGACTCTAAACCCTTGATTTCTAGGGGTTTTCCGCTTGTTCTCAAGGGTGCGTAAGGAATTCGAATCTCCCTTAACTCCACTAGAATAAAGGGATCTAAGCCCGAATGTTGTCGTAGGTAGGGTTTCGGTTGGCGGCGATTCATGGGATGATTGAAGTGAAGCAATACTTTCAATCTCCGTGAGGGACAAATATGGCCTCCATCCGTACCCGCCAACGTAAAGATGGCAGTGAGTACTACACCATCACGTGGCGGGAGGATGGTCAGCAGCGGGCGCACTCGTTCGACACGATGCGCGAAGCCGAAACCTGGAAGCGGCTACTCGACGCTAACGGCCAGTCGATGACGAAAGCCGTTGACATGTACGAGGCCAGTGAGCACGAGGGCCCGACCGTTGCCGAGGCCATGACGGACCACATCGACCAGCTCGTCGGGACCACGCCGTACACCATCAAGCGTTACCGCAGCGCCGTGCGACTTCACTTCTCCGGGCCCCTCGGTAGAATGAAGATCAAAGCCGTCACCCATGACCACATCATCGAGTGGATCAAATGGATGCAGGACCGGGACAAGGGTGCCAAGACGATAGCCCTACAGCACGGTCTACTCTCCGCAACAATGGAGACGGCAGAGCGTAAGGGGATCATCGAGAAGAACCCTTGCAGGGGCGTGAGGCTCCCTAAGAAGGCCCGTGTCGGCGCGGATGGGGACGACATTGACCTTGATGACTTCCGCGCCATACGTGACCGTACAGAGCCGCACTTCCAGCCCTTCCTAGACTTCCTTGTTGGCACTGGTTGCCGGTTCAGTGAAGCCACGCCGCTACTGGCGTCCGACTTCGCACTGGAAGCTAACCCGCCGATGGTGTTCATCACGAAGGCGCACAAACTTGGCGGCGATGAGGATCCTGCCCGGTATGTGGGAGAACCAAAGTCAAGGAAGTCGCGCCGGCGGGTGTCGCTAGCCCCGTCCACAGTCGCGTCCATCCGCCCATTGGTGGAGCAAGCCGCGCAGGATGGCGGGCCCGTGTTCCGAATGAAGGAAGGCGGAGTCTTTACCAGTCAGTCGTTTTACAATCACAGCTGGGAGCGGGCCAGGCGTGAGGCGGGGCTCGGCATCGGATCCTCCAAGCACGTCACGGTCCACTCGATTAGACATCTCCATGCGGCGATCATGCTCCACGCAGGCATGAGCCTCTATGAGTTGTCCACGCGCCTCGGGCACACGTCGATTCAGATCACCGCGGACCTTTATGCCAGCCTTGTGCCGGACGCCCACTTTAGGGGCGCCCAGCACGCGGCAAAAGCTCTAGGCGGCGTCTCGTTCGGTGATACGGGGATGGAACTCGACGAGGTCGGCTAGCTGCTCCCGTTCCTTCTTACGCGCCCGCAGGATGGATGCCCGGTCTGCGTTGGCTCGCTTACAGAGATCGCACCGGCACTTGTAAACCTTCGACGTGTACCTCGAGATGGTCCCATGCTCCGGCTTCGGTCGCTGAGCTAAGGTCTTCTCGAGGTGATGCGCCTTGCAAAGCACCTGGCACTTAGCCAACTCGGCATCACGGCGGGGGATAGCCCATGACCAAATCCGGTGGGCTACCTTCTGCGTGGGGTCGATGTGGTCAACTTCAAGTTCCTGTGTGGTACCGCATACGACGCACGATTTGTCGGCCATCCATTCGGCGCGACGCGCGGCGACCCATTCCCTTTTGTATTTGGCCATGTCTGATGTAGCGTTGGTCATGTCGGGCTCCTAGAGAGAGTTCGTCCATAAGCCTCGGGCGCTTGCAGGCGCCGCGAGGTTTGTTTAACCTACCTACAGTACTCGAAAGTACTTAGTTTGTCTCAGTACTTTTGGGTATGACTGTGCATGGTCTGATACCTGTTAGGATTGTTCCGGCCCCCAGGCCAAAAAGTGACCAGCCCCCTATCTGAGCGGGGCTGGTTTTCTTTTGCCCGGATGGTGTTAATCTGTTTGGACCGTCTAACTCCTGGGGGAATCCATATGAAGCGTTTGTTGTTGCCTGCTGTTCTTGTTCTTGCGGCTACGGGTTGTGCTGCTCAGGCTCCTGCTGCTGAGCCGGCGCCGTCTGAGAGTGTCGTGTCCACGCCGACACCCGCGACCATGAAGCAGGGTACGTACACGTTTGAGACTGTTGATGGGGCGGCGGGGACGATTGAGATCCCTGGTAAGCCGAACGCCGAGGTTGAAGCGTTGCGGAAGCTCGTGAAGGCCCCCGCTGTGACGTACCTGACAGCGAGGGTGGACAACCGTAAGGGCACTGAGTACGTCAACATGTACCAGGTCAGTATCTATACCCCGGCTGGTGAGGAGTTGACTTATACGGGCGCGTCCGAGTTCATCAGCGACATCACCCCGTCGGATGCGCCCTCGGAAACGTACAACAAGTTCATTCATTTGGGGAACAAGCTGAACGACGGCGCCGACCCGTTGCAAGTCAAAGAGTTCGTGCTCACCGGACCCGCACTGCCAGCCGAGTTCTCCGGGGTATCCGTCTACCCGACCGGCGGATACAACCCCGTCAACGCACTACCCAAACAATAGGCAAACAACAAAAACGCCCGTCACCAATGAAGGTGACGGGCGTTTTTCTGTTGCGGCACTTAAGGCAACTCAGTTAGTGAACAAAACCGGTCGAAACTAGCCGTAAATCAATGGCGCGACGGCGGCTCGGACGGCGGTAATGATGGCATGGATGTGGCCCGAGTACTCGACCTCCACCTCATCCCAGTTCCCATAGGCCGCGATGAGTCCGCGTTCTACTGCTTCCCGAACTGCTGGGGGGTCAGTAGCCAATGCGTCTTTTATCTCGCGCTTATCCATGGGTACATCCTTCCGGTCTTATCGGCACGTAGAATGTTGCCAATCACTTCTGTCTTTTGGGGGACTCTTGCGCTGTATTCTCACTGCCGTCACGCTTGCTGCCACTCTCGCCGTCACGGCTGGTTGCGCGACCGAGCCGCCGCCCGTGTCGGACAGGATCAATCAGGTCTACGCCAGCCAGCAGGCACGGGCAGCGGAGGTGGGGAAACTGCCAACATCTGCCGCCACTGCGAAGCCGGTCAAGCTACCCAAGAGTGTCCTTGCGCCGGGAACGAAGGCTGTCTTCTTCGGTGATTCTTGGACGGGCGGTTACGCTGCCGCACCTAATCGCGGGTTCGCGCACGTCACTGCGGAGATGCTCGGCTGGGAAGCTGACATTCAGGGCCTGAGCGGGACCGGATACATCAGGGCCGAGGACAAGCCGACGTATCCTAAGCGCGCCGCGTCTCTCCCGGCTGATCCCTCTGTGGGTGTCGTCATTGTGCAGGGCGGGTCAAACGACGAGGGGCAGAACCTCATCGATCTGAAGGCCACGGCGAAGAACACCTACGCCGCTCTCAGAAAGCAGTACCCGAAAGCTGCGCTGGTCGTCCTCGCGCCTGCACCATCGACCATGCCAGTGTCGAGCACTCTCATGCGCATTGATGAAGTCCTAGCAGAGGCAGCATCTGAATCGAAAGTCGCGTTCGTGTCACCCATCAAGGAACAGTGGGTCACGGAGAAGAACGTCGGCACGGTCATTGATGTCGTGAAGGATCTCCACCCAGGCACGGAGGGCCACAAGTATATTGCTGAGCGTCTTGTGAAGTCCCTCCGCGCACTGGCTGCTTAGGCGAGGCCCATCCGGGTTAGGTTGACGAGACGCACGGCACCGAACTGCGCGTAGCCGGCCCCGCCGCTGGCGCCGGCGTATGTGCCGGGCGTGAGGACGAACTGGACGCTGGTGACGAAGATGCCGTCACGGGCAACGAACCGTTGCCCCAGCACGACGCGCTCGTGCTTGACGACGCCTGATGCGCGGCCTGGGAAGATGCCCACGGTGAGGGATGCGAGGTGGTCAGCGAACGCGGGTGCGCCGCCTTCCACAACCTTCAATTGCAAGCGAAGGTTCTTACCGACCGTGAGCGCCGTGTCTTCCAACGTGACCACCGCGTAGACGCCCAGCACGTCGCCGGCTGTGTAGAAGTCCGGTGCGGTGGTGTTGACTTCCTGCCGGAGTTGCGCGAAGTTCGAGCCGGTTTCGTTGATGGTGATGCGCTGCATTTTGCCCGGCACGTTCGGGTCAGTGACCAGCGAGTAGGCCCGTGACGTTGCTGTGGGTGAGTTGAACTCCACCCAGCTGTCGGCTAGGCCGTCCGCGTTGGTGTCGTTGAGCATGAGCGCGTTCAGCAGGTAATTGTTCGGGTCAGCCTGCGTTACCGCTGTCCGCTTGACAGCAGGCCACGCCGGAAGCGCGGAAACTATCGTCTCGGCTATCTTCTTATAGCCAATGGGCAGCGGGTGAGTGCCATCCGGAAGTCCAGTCGCGCCGTCGTTGGTCCAGTCGTTCGAGGGCCAGGCGTTCGCGGTTGTGCTGACGAGCGCCGTCCAGAGGTCAACGCACACAATGTTCCGGACCTTGCAATAGCCGCGCAGCCAGTTATCGAACTTGGCGTTTTCCAGCTTCTCCGCCGCCGAAGCGTTGGAGACGGGGGGCGTGGTCGCCATGATCGGAACAGCGCCGATGGCAGCACATTTGGCGATCAGCGCCTCGTGGTTGGCCTTCGACGTAGCGAAAGATACCGGAGCCCCGCTGCCACCGCTGTAGTCGTTCGTCCGGGCCATAATGAACACGACGCCGGGATTGTGAGGAGTCACGTCCGTATCGAACCGAGCAAGGATCAGGGTGGAGCTTTGCCCGGCCACGCCGGCGTTCTTGATTAGTTCCAGTTTGCCGCCCGAGTATGCGGAAAGCATGTGCTGGATGGAGTCGCCGTAGTTCAGTCCCAGCCCGTCGCCGGCTGCGATCAGGGAGTGCCCGAGGGCCACCATGCGCGGGGACTTTGGCACCTGCACTGCAGTGGCAATAGCCGCGTCGATAGCTGCTTTGGGAGCCTTCCCGGAGGTGGATACCTGGTCCAGAATCGTGGCATTTAGTGCCGTTTTTGTTGCGCCGTTGCCGTTGACTGCTGCGGCGATGGCCGTGTCTGCCGGGGCCCCAACGAGGGCGGCGGCGTTGGCTGCGGCGGTAGCGCTAGCAGACGCGTTAGACGCCGCTGTTTCGGCTGCGGATTTCGCTGCTGTAGCTTCAGCGGTCGCGTCACCGATAGCTGCGTCTGCTACGGCTGCTGCTTCGGCCCCGGCTGACGCGGCTGCCGCTTCTGCGGCTTCCCTCGCTGCGACGGCTTCGTCTTTCATGCCCTCATACGAGGTGAAGAACCCTGTGAACCCGCCACCAGACCAAGCAACACGGTCGAGGGTGGCGTGCTGGAACGCGGACCCGAACCCGTTGGCGTTGACCTGGATCGGGTTAGTCAGTGCGCCGCCGCTGGGGTCGGTCAGGGTCAGCGGCGTCATGGTCACGTCGCCGGGCGCGTAAATGGTGATCGCGGCGTTCTGCGCGATGTTAGCGGGGTTAGCGGGATCAGCCGCGAACACTTGATCGTACGAGTAGGCCAAGGTGGCTCCTAAGTTGTGCGGGAGGTATTTTAGGTCTTGACACGCGTGCTAGACCAAGAAGATTACGCGACTAGTTTGAGTGTTACGCTTCGTGGTCGCCTTTGGAACCGTCCGCGCTGGTCAGGTAGCCGGCGGTGAACACGAGGATCGTGGTGATCGCGCCCTGAACCTCGTTCGGCAACACGATCCCGGCCAAGGTGAGGAGCCAGGCGATGAGGGTTGTCACGGCGGCGGCGAGAACCGCGGCGGTGACCTTCGGATTAACGTGCATTACTGAGCTCCGTTCACGTTGACATCGACGGTCACTGTGCCGCCTTCGATTCCTGCTTTGACGCCAGCTTCAGCCGCGGCCTGGACCCCGGCGAGGAGCTTGGCTTCGTCGAACTTTTCGCCCTTAGCGACGGCAGCGAGTGCGGACACGAGGGACTTGATCTGGGCTGCGTCTGCGGATGCGCGGCGCTGGGACTCGGCCACGATGGGCAGGATCCCGTAGTTGTACTTCTTGCCGTCCACGTTCGTGCCGCCTGTCCAGACCCCGGCCCAGGTGTTGCGGGAGTCCTTTCCGATGGCGGTGAGCTTGTCCATGATTGCTTCGTATTGGCCCATAGTGAATGGCTCCTTCGGTGCGGTGGCTGTGGATTGGGGGGTGATGGCGCCGGGTCGGATGTACTGTGCCGGGTTGACCCTGCCGAACATGCCGTTGTTGAAGTCCCAACCATCGGGGAGGACTTCGAAGTGGAGGTGCGGGCCGGTTGAGCCGCCTGTGTTGCCTGATTGGGCGACTACCTGGCCTTCGACGACTCGTTGCCCGGCGGTCACGTTTGAGCCGCTCAGGTGGGCGTATATGCCCACAAACGAGCCGTGGTCGATGACGAGGCAGAACCCCGCGAAACTAGGGCTGATCCAATACGGGTTATCCGAATACGACCCCGAGTACCAGCCGACATGCTTCACCACACCAGTAGCCGCAGCACGAACCGGCGTCCCAACAGGCACCGGGAAATCAACGCCCGTGTGCCCATTCGGCTGATAATTCCCGAACGTCTGAATCAACCAAGAGTTCGAGGGCAGATCCCGTGTAGGGTTCGACCCGTACGGTTGCGAAACATCACTATCAACAGGCCAAACAGTCATGGGGTTCCTAACGGTGGTGCTATGGTTGCGCGGCAGTTGCCGCCGTCGGTGGTGGTGCCGTCCGTGTAGGAGATCGCCCAGCGTCCGTTATCGAGGCATTGCGAGTCGAGGATCCCGCGCCCGTCAGCCCCGTTCACGCCGGGTGCTCCCGGTACCCCGTCAGCGCCGGCAGGTCCGGCAGGTCCGACAGCACCCGCGGGCCCCATCGGACCCACGCAGGCGTTATCAGCGCAGACCTGCTGCACCGCCGCCAGGACAACCTCGGACGTGGGCGGCGGTCCGGCAGGACCAGCGGGGCCTACGCACGCGCCAGTCGCCGCGCAGAAGCTTGTGACAGCAGCGAGGACCATCTCACCCGAAGGCGGCAACGATGCCCCGTCCTTACCATCAACACCGTCAGCGCCGTCCTTGCCGTTCAACGCCGGTGCGCCGTCCTGACCCGCGGGACCGGTGCAGCGACCGTCAGCGCAGAACCGCACGAATGCCGCCGCTATATCGTCCGCGGTCGGTGTCGCCCCGTCCTGACCCTTGCAGTTGCCCTGGTCGCAGTAGTCGCGGAAGGCTTGCACGAGCTCCTCCCGTGTTGGGCCTTCAGCGGGCACAGGCTCGGGGGGTGGCGGCGCGGGTTCCTGAGCGGCGTGCGCCAACTTCTCACAGATCGCCTTGTCATAAATCTCAGAATCCTTCGTCCCACACAGGGCCTTCTGAGCTTCCTTCGCGATGGTCTGCTTTTCCTGCGCCTGCTCCTGCCCGTACTGGGCATTCACCTCAGCGAGCCGCTGGTTATCGTACGCAAGCCAACCGCACACCACACCGAAGATCACCGCGAGGACAGCAAACAACGCCATCAACATGTTCCGGCGCCGGGCGGCACGGTTCAACCGGTCGAGGTCCGCTTCCTCCGCCTCAATGGCAAGATCAAACTCAGCCTCTTTACTCATCGTCAGCGTCCTCCGGCCACTCAGCAGGGTCAGGCTTTATATGGTTCTCAACCAACTGCTCCCGCCACCGATCACCAGCACGGGTCCGCTTCTCAAGCTTCCGACGCAACGCAGCAATCGTCTTCTTCAGTTCCTCGATGCGGTCCTTCAGTGTTTGGATCACTTGCGCCTCCCGTGCGTCACGTTTCCGGTCAGCCCGGTTAACCAGGAACGCGATCCCGCCACCGAGGACGGTGAGGAAACCACCGAGGGGCGCAAGCCATTGGAGATCCACACTGGGGTGCCCCTTCGGTTAGATGTAGTACGTGACGTTGATGCTGATTAGCGCGTTCGTGTTCCACGCGTGGGAGCCTTCGACGCTTCGCACAGTGAGGGCACCAGCCGGGTTGAGCGCTGCCGAGGCGAGGATATGGTTACCGCCGCCCGTGATAACAACTGGCAGGTACTTGACCTGACCAACAGACTGAAGCGCAACGGGGATGACCGGGGCGCACGGCTCCCATTCGGTAGCGTCAAGGGTGAACGCCGCACCCGTGCGCTTCACCGTGACATCGACCGTGACACGCCGCTTCGTGCCGGCAGGCTCGGAGATGATGTCACCCGTAACCGACCAGCCCGTAGCGCCCAGCGGCGTGTGCGTGGTGATGTCATTAGCAGCGATCCACTGGGGCACGTTGTTCGCGCCTACGATGTACCGCCACTCAACACCGTTGATGTACAGTTCGGTGCCGACCTGGTTGAGGTAGCCCTTCACGAGTTCGTCGTTGGCTGTGACGCCGCCGTTGTTCGCGAAACAGCGCAGGTCAACAATCGCGGTCGGCTGCGTCTGCCCGGCGGTAACCTGCACCAGAGCGAGCGGCTGGTCGTCAATGCCGCCCGGGGTCAGGAGCCTGCCGCCGGGGATGGCTTTGGTGGATCCGCCGTTGATCTTCATGAACTTGGTTTCGCCCGCGGTGGGGGTCCAGTCACGACGGGCAACGATCAGATCCCAGCGCGAACCCGAACTGATGGTGTCGAGCTGGATTGTCTCGTTCTCAACCGTCTGGTCAGTGACGCCGGACCCGAAACCAAAACCCGGAGCGATTGACACGGTACGGTCAGCGTTCGGGACAGCCGACACAGCCCAGTCACCAGCAGACCGGACCCCATACCGGGCCGAACCGATCAAAGGGTGAGCTGTAGCCCACGCGAGTTCGGTGTACGGGTTGCCCGTGGTCGTGTCGTACCCGTAAGACGTGAAAGTAACGGCCATTAGTATGTCCCCTGGTTCCTGGCGCTCTTAGCTAGAGCGGCGATTCGTTTGGCGGTGATCCGCTCTGGTGCGTTTGTGATTTCACCCGCGACAGGCTCGACACTGGCGTAGGTTGGGCTGACCCATTTGAGGGTGCATTCCCGGATGACTTCGGTGACGATGACGCCTTCCGCGATTTCCACGGGGACACGGTCGCCTACATGGAATCCGCCGGGCCCGTACTGGAAGATCCCGGTACCAGCGAGGGTTAGGCTGACGCCGTTCTTGGGCCCGTTCTCAACGAGTGACTTGGTTCCGGAGCCGTCCATCGTCGCCTGATACGTCGCCAACGCCGCCGGCAACTGTGCGTTCAGGTTGTTGTACGCGGTCTGCTTCGTGTTCCGGTCAGCCAACGCAGCGTTGTAATCCGTTGTCCGCGCCGTGACCTTGTCGTTAGCGGCGAACAGGTTACTCTGCGCCTTCGACGCAGCCGCCGTGTTGCCGCTGTTCTGCGCGAGGTCGAACGCCATGTCCGCGTTCGTTTGCGCGTTCTTCGCGGAGTCGAGCGCCCGGTCGGCTTCCTTGAGTTCAAGGTTCGCTTCTTTGAGGGCGGCGTTCGCGTCGGCAACGTCCTTCACCAGCGCGAGGTAGTCGGATCCTGCTTGCCGGTCGTCCACGAACGTCTCAGCCCGCATCCCGTACAGGCTTTCCCTGGCGCTGTCGGTGAGTGACCTGAAGTACCGGGCCTTACCCTCACCCGAGCCGCCCACGACCGCACGTGACGCTGTTGGGCGGGTGCGTGTCATGGTCGCCTGCTGCAACGTCCGACCCTTAACACTCAGCGTGCGCGGGAACGTGACAGGCTCATGCACATCAAGTACCAGACTGGTACCATCCTGCTTGACCGTCACACCCAACCCGGCATCCTCAACCGCCGGAAACAGAATGTCAGCGAGCGGATGCATACGGAACGCAACCCCACCAGGCACCACAGACCCGCGGTTCAAGTTCGGCGCCACCGTCAACCCAGGAACCCCAAGACGCGTCACACCATTCTCAGTGACCGCCGCCTTAACAATCGCCTCAGCGTTCGTCGTGTAGTACTTGTACTCACGCGACCCCTGGTTACTGATCGGCTCCCACGGAACAGGCCAACCCAGGATCTCCCGGAGGATCCTGAAGTCGTCCTCAACCGTGATCGTATAAAGCCCCGTCACACCGTCAGTCACCAGTTCGTCAGACACGACGGGGCCCGAGATGAGGTGCTCGCCCTTAAACGACACCTTCAACCGGGCCCCATCAGCCATCAACGCAGGCAGCCGCTCATGATCCAACGACACCGACATCTTGAGCGTGCTAACAAGGTTGTGCCGGATCGTTGCTTCCAAAGAAACAGGGCTCCCAATCTGACATTGGAAAACCCTGTTCTTGTCATACACCGCGACACGGAAAACGTTACTCACCAGGGTCTCCGATACAGTGTGGGCAGCAGCGCCTCAACCTTCCCCAACCCAACAAGGGTCAGGGACAAGGGGACTTGCTTGCCTGCAGGGATGGGTGCGAAGTCAGCTTCACCCAATGCCGCGGTCTTATCGACCGGGTTGACCAGGTCAACGCCGAGGACACGCTCAGACGGCTTCTTACCCACGCCAGACGGCGCGATGTCATAGAGGGTCGCGCCGATCACGTCAGGGTCAGACTCAATCACCAGCGTCTGCCCCTCAGCCACAGTGAACGGAACATCCACAACAACCCCGCCAACACCAACAACCGCAGACTCAGCAGGGCCCTCAATGAACCAGCGCGGGTACGACTCGACATCGCCTGGGTTATCCATCGTCGCGTTCGACACCGAATAGCCCGGTGCGATGTTCACGATCTCACCATCAACAGTGGGCGCGTCAGGGAAGAACGGGGGCGGCGGGGTCGTGCCGGCAAACGCCTTCACAACCGGGTCGCCCTCCCAATACGGCGACTCAGCCACAAGGGTTATCCCGTACGTCTCCCAGCCACGAAGGACGGGATCACCGTTTGAAGTGTGATCCCCGTCCGACGTGAACCTGAGAGTAAGCGACCGGTGCGCACCATCAGGATGCGTCACCCGCCACACACCCGTATCAGCCGGATCCATCCCAGCCCAAAACGCCCTGTCCCGAAGCATCCAATCAATCGAGCTGGAGTCGTGGTAGACGTGGATCGGCCAAAACACCTCCCGATCCAGAACACTCACGCCCTCAAACCGGGAACCCGCAGCAGCAGGCGAACGAGTCGAATGCCTATCAGTCCGCACCGACCCCAAACCCCGCACACCAGGCAAAAGGAAAAGGCCGCTCTCCGGATTAGAAAGCGACCACTCAACACCCTTAGCCGTCCACGTCATCGGCAACCTAGACCAAGCAGGCGGCGACGGTGCAGGCGGCAAATAAGGGGTGCCATAAACAAGATTTGCCACAAAGGCTCCTTAGAATCCGTAAGCCGCTTGGGCATCCCGCTGACGGGTAGTGATGATCCGCGCCATCTCTTCCTCGTCGCGGACATGAATGGGACCGGTAAACGTCACACCAGCGCCGCGGGAGTTATCCGCAATCCGGGTCATCGTCTCCCACTGACTCGATGACAGAACCGCGTCAGGCTTCCGCTTGTTATGCTGCACAAGCTGCGCCCCACCCGTGTTCTCCAACCAACCACCACCGTCATACAAGGTAGGCACGCCAAGAGCGTTACCCTCCGAATGACCGCCGAGCTTGTCAGTGACCCACTTAGTCGTGCTGTCGAGGATCTTCTTGCCAACCCCGATAGCCATGTCAGCGACGATCCCGCCGCCAGGGAACGACCCCTTGAACTTCGACACGAGCCCGTTGACGATCCCCTCAAGCGGGTTCCATGCAGTACCACCAGCGGGAATATCCCCGCCGCCAGCAAGGAACCCTGACGGGTTCACATAGTTCGGCCATCCACCATTGAGCACCATGTAGTGAAGGTGAGGGCCCGTCGAGTTACCAGTCGAACCAACCGCGCCGATCCGGTTCCCCGCACGCACCATCTGACCCGCCTGCACAGCAAACGACGAAAGGTGCGCGTACCAGGTTTGCAAGCCGTTCGGGTGGTCGATGTGGACCTCGTTACCGCCACCAAACGGCGAGTACGACGCCTGCGACACCCGGCCCGGACCAGCAGCCCTAACCGGCGTACCAGTCGGGGCAGCGAAGTCGATGCCGTTGTGGAACCCGCCAGTGCGAGGGCCGAAGCCGGAAGACACCACGCTGTTAGGCAGTGGGTGAACAAGCCCGCCCTTCGCATAACCCGTCAGGCTTGAAGCGAGAGCCTGAAGGTTCCCAACACCAGCCTTACGAGTCTGCTCCTTCGTGAACACATACTCGCCCGCATGCACGATACCCGCCGGCGTGTACTTGCCGCCAGGGCCTGTGTAGCCACCATCAGCGAAACCCTTGGGTAGTGCCACGCGAGGCAGCTTGTCAATCCCCGGCAGGAACCCGGCAACCGTGTTGAACGCGTTGATAAGGCCATCGTTAATGACCGTGTCCACAACGAACTTGACCGGCGCCTTAGCGATGTTCTGAAGGTTGTCCCAGTGCTTCTTAACCAGCCGCACGCCAAGCTCGAACGCCGCCGGGATCGTCTTGTTCACGAACTTTCCGAGCGCTTCGAAGATCGGCTTGACCTTCGAGTTCCACACGGTCCCGATAGCAAGGCCGATACGATCCCACACCGGCTTAACAACACTGTTGTAGAACCAGGTGAACGCCGGCCCAAGAACGTTCCGAACGAACCCCGCAACAGCATCAAATACTGGCCTAGCCGTTACGTTCCACCAACGCCCAACAAGGAGCCCGATCGCAGCGAACACGCCCCCAATAACGTCGCGCACCCAAGTGAAAGCGTTCGCGACATTCGTGCGGATGAACTTAATCGCCACATTGAACACGGCGCTAATCGCAGCCCACGAAAGCCTAATCGTGTCCGAGATCGACTTCCAAACAGGACGAATCACAGCAACCAAGAACCACGTGAAAACCGCAGCGACACGAGTACGGATGAAAGTAACCACCACGCCGAACAACGCCGACATCGCAGCCCACCACAAACTAATCGCGGAACCGATACCCTCAAACGCCTCAACCGCACGATCCCAGAACGCCCGAACCAAAGGCATCAGCAAATACGTGATCACCGATGCGAAAAGCTGGAACACACCACGGGCGCCGAGGTAGAAACCATTCAGCACCACGCCGATAGAATCGAACGTCGGCTTCATGACCGCGTAAATACCAGCGAACGTCGCAACCAAACCATCAACAGCGATACGGATACCGTCAGCAACAGGCAGAACAACATTCCGGTGCAGCCAAGTGAAAACATCCCCGATGCCCTTGAACACCGAGTCCACAGCCGGGGCGACCGTTCCCTCAAAGAACGACACCATCCCGCCAACACCCGACCGGACACCCTCAACCGCCGGCGCGGCAGTATCACCAAGATCCTCAAAGAACCCCACGATACCGCCGAAGAACGACCGCATAGCAGGCAGGGCGTCCTTCGTGAACCAGTCAACGACCCCGCCAACAACCTTCTGAATACCCTCCCAAGCAGCCGCAACAATCGCCCGGCCAGCCTCAGTCTGCGTAAAGAAGTAAGCCAGCCCAGACACGAGCCCGATAACCGCAAGCGCGATGATCCCGAACAAGTTAGCCTTGATCGCAGTGTTGAGTGCGGTCATGCCAAGTGCGGCGGTAAACGCGGCACCAGCAAAGAACGCCTGGGCACCCCCAGCAGCCGTCGCCACAGTCGCGTAAATAGCAATCGCGGCAGTATGAACAGCCATCGCCGCCGTATACGTCTTGTAAGCAGCAACAGTCGAACCGACAGCCACCGCCAGCGTCAGCAGCCAATCCTTATTCTTAACAACCCAGTCACCGGCATCAACGAGCGCGTCCTTCGCCGCGATAACCCCATCACGAAGGTCAAGCAGGAAGTCCACAATGGGAGAGTCTTCTTCCCAGCCGAACGCCGTCCGCAACAGGCCCCGGTAATCGCCCTTGATGAGCAGATCATGCAGGCCACGAGCGCCCGCCGCCATCCGCTCCATGAAACCAGGGAACCCGTTCGACGTAATGTCACCGTCAGCGGCCTTGAACGCGGCACCGAAAGCCCGCACCCCGCCAACACCCTCAGTGAAAACCGGGATGACCTTCTCAGAGATGAACGAAAACACTGTTGTCATCGTGGGCAGAAACAACTCACCCATCTTCGTCGTCAGGTTCCCCCACTCAGCAGCCATAACCTGCTGCTTATGAGCGAACGTGTCCGACTCTTTGGCGAAGTTCCCGTGGGCGTCCGTGGTCTGCTTCATGATGAGCGACATCGTTGCGGCCTGGGTAGCCTCAGCCGACAGGGCCCCGCCGACCTTCTCGAACCCGAGCGCCGCGGCCTCAGCGTCAATCTTCGCCTGATTCAGCGAGACGCCGTACTTCTCGATGGGATCCCGCTCGCCCTTCAACGCGCTAGAAAGCGCATCAACGGCATCCTTCGTCGTGCCACCAAACATTGAAGACAGGTCAGCACCAAGCCCGATCAGGCTCTTAGTCTTCGGCGCCAACTCATCCATAGCGGTGCCGCCATTTTTAAGCTGAGCACCAATCAACGTCCCAAGCTCATTGAACTCGTTAGACGTCAGCCCAACATCCCTAGCCGCATTCCGCGACCACTTACGCATCTCACCAGACGAGCCCTTGAACACCGAATCCAGAGCGCCGAAGCTCTGCTCTATCTCCCCGGCGCCCTTAATCGCATCCTTCAAGAACGAGCCGATGCCCACCGCAGCAAACGCCCCGGCGATACCCGCCATCGAACCCTTAAACGCAGCCGAAAACTTACTACCCGAAGCCTTACCGACAGACTCAGCCTCACGACCAACCCCCGCAAACTCACGAGCAATTTCCTTACCCATGCGCCCCTTCGGGCCCATAGAGGGGATGATGTCAATGTAGGCGGTGGCTAGATTCATTGCCATCGTGGGATCCCCTTATTAGTCTCGGCCAGCATCCATCGATTTCGTCAGGAGGCCATATTTCGCTTCGGCATAAGCTGCCTGGTTCGTCGCAGTCACCACAGACCCACGCGCACGGGTGGAATGAACATTCGAATGCGCGACGAACCCCTCACCCTCACCCCGATACTCAGCGTTCGCAGCCGCGGCGATAGCTTCGGCCCGCTTCGTGACCTCAGCGAGCATTTCCGGGGAACGCATAATCTCGACCATCGACCTGTTATGAACCTTGACCCGCGGCTTAGCCATGCGGCACCCCTTTAAATAGCAAGGGGGCCACATGGCCCCGTGAGTTTTACTTCTTCGCGTGCTTACGTAGGAACGCTTCGGCCCGCGACACCGCATAGTTATCTTTCTCGGCCTGCTCAGCCACTCCGAGCGGGTACTCACGCATCTCAGGCGCCTTACCCTTACCGCCAGCCTGACCGTGCGCGATCCGGTACAACGCAGCCTCGATGAGCCATGACCCTTCGACTTCCTCCGAGATCGCCGCGGCGCCGCCAATGCGGACGCCCACAGCGCCGCCCCTTGGCAGGTTCGCGGCCAGCACGGACACCTTACGGACGCTAACCTTGCCCCGGTACATGTCCGCTAGGTCAAGGTTGTAATAGCGCTGCAGATCGGCTTCTAAGGCCTCGCCGTGATTAGCCAACAGCCAGAGGAGCGCGGTTATTTTCCCCGCTGCGCCTCAGCCATGTACTCCTCAAGGAACGCCTGAGTCGTCGCCAGAGACACGCGGCCCTCAGTAGCCTTGACCTGGTCCTTGAACTTGTCGTACTGGTCGCCCAGCATCTTCCGCACAGCCGTCGCGAACGCATTGTTCTCAAGCGCCTCGAAGAACTCAAGGTCGTCAATGAGGTCCGGGTCAACAACGTAGTCGGTGCCGCGCCATTCAAACGCTGACTTGCTGGTTACAACGTCAGACTTCGCGGTCTGACGGTCCTGGGGCTTCTTAGCGCCAGCGGGAATAGTCTTGGTCTCTGCCATGGTGGTTTCCTTACTTAGTGGTGGTTTCGGCGTCATCAGCCGGGATTACTTCGATGGAGTCCGCAAATATCGTGAACGTCAGGGCGGGGACCGCGTCACGGGCACCAAGTCCGCTGACCTGAATGCCGTCCTCGCTTATGTACCAAGGGAACTCTGCGCCGTCGATGTAGAGTTTGTCGCAGCGCAGATCGAGCACCGCTTTTTTAGGTAATGAGGGCATGGTGGTTTCTCCTCAAAAAGTCATGGTGGTTTAGGTTTGAATGGTGGGCGGGGGAAACCACCACAGAAAACACCCCGCCCACCGGTCTAGCTACGCGGCGGTGTAAGCCGGCGCGTCAGTCAGGATGTAGCTGTCGCCCAGGATGTCCAGGGTGAAGCCGTACATCGTCAGGCCGCTGTTCGTGTGAGCCAGCTCTTCGCGGTCAGTGACCTCGACCTTTTCGCAGCACAGGAACTTCGTAACGCCGCCATCAACGAACTTGAACACAGCAGCGCGGGCAACAGACGGAACACCCTCGGGCAGATCAACACGGGCAACCGCGTCAACCCCGACACCCGTAACAACCGGATCGCCGTGACCGAAGTACAGCTCAGTCACACCCGGAGTTTCCTCAAGGCACTGAATCGAGATCGTCTTCTCAGTGCCAGTGACCTTCGTGCGGAGAGTCGAACCGCCCTGCCAGCCCTTGAACTTCTCCACGTCAGTAGAGACAGCCAGCGAAACGCCGTCCTCAGAAAGCCAACCCACAGCCGCGAAAGGCGCAATCGGATCCGTGAGCGTCGTCGGAAGAGTCGAGCCGACCGGAGCGAAGAACACTTCGCTGTCAAGATCGCCGTACGCCCGGATGTTGTCGTAATTCTTAGCCATGGTCTATTCGGCCCCTTCATTCGTTTCAGTCTCGGCAGGAGCCGAATGGGTTACTTCAGCCCGGCGAGCTTTACCCCGGACAATCAGCGAACGAGCATCAGCATCGTTCACCTCAGCAGTCGTCCCGGCGTTGTACGTGCGCCCGCCAGGAGTCGTGTAGTTATTAGCGAAAGTGATCCTCAACGGACCTCCTAGAGTGAGTCCGTAGCAACGCCACGGAAATGCAGTACAAAGGTTTGCCGGTAACGAGGTACACGGGCGTCAGGGTCAGGGATATAAACGGGCCGGCCAGCCTCGCTGACGGCCTTGCAGTACTCGCCTTGGATGGTCACACCCGGCGCGGCGTTCACGAGGGCCCGGACCTTAGCCGCGAGCCGCTCAGCCTTCGGGTTCGTCGTCTCCCACGAACCAACCAGCAACTGCCCGCCGTCCGTGACCTTACTGACGAGCGAACCGCCGCCGTTCTCAACCAAAACGAAACTCGCCGGGCGCGTGGAAGGAACCTCACCAACAACCGGAATATCAAGATGCTGGTCAAGGTAACGAATCAACCAAATCGCAGGATTAGGGAACGTCAGAAACTCAGCCATCAAAGCGCCCTAACTGAACGACAACGCCCGCACGCTTACCCGTGAACGGGTTGCGGCCCCAATCCCTACCCGGACCGCGAACCTCAAAAGGATCCGCATGACCCGGCAAAGTGATCCGGTCACGAGCACGAACCGTAGTACCAGGCGGCATGTAAAGCGTGAACTCCACACCCACACCCTCACGATTAGCCTCGAAATCCTCGACCACATCACCAGGCGCCAAAGCACAACCCGGCACAGGAATAGGAGCGAGCCATGTATCCGGCTCCTCATACCCATCCACCACAGCACCAGGAGAATGCCTCAACAGCTCCACCGTGATGCCATACGGATGCCGACGCCACGGCAAATAGCTAGCGAACGCAACAGCCATCACCAACCACCAATCGGCGGCACATAAAAAGGGCTAAAAGGCGACGTAACCGGGATCGTGTCAACCGCCACAGTAAACGGACCCAGACTCGAAGGCGGACTAATCCGCTTCAACTCGTCATCAGTGATCCACAACTCGCCCGGCTGATCCCCGCCCATCGTTACAGACCCCGAGAACGGGCCGGTGGACTCTTGACGAGTCCTGACACCTTCAGGGTTGCGGAACTTGCGTTCCACCATCGCAACAACAACGTCTCGAACATCGTCCGAGAGGTCAGGCTCGAGCCCGCTATCAATCCTTGCCTGCAAGCCAGGGACGGACGACCGCACTAGACGCTCAGCACGGCCAACCCAATAGGTCACGGACGCGGTATTAAAAGGAGCGCCCTCGCCAATCCAGGCGTCAAGTACATCCTGTGCAACAGCCCAAGCCATGACCGCTCCTAACTAGTTCTTACGGGCACGACGCGCACGAGGCGCGGGCTTCTCAACAGGCTTCTCCGAAGGCACCTGCTCCTGCTCGGCTGATTCCTCAGCCCAGCCCGCGGCACGGTAGCGATCCTCAAGGTTTCCCTCAAGAGTCACCACCGTGCCAGCGGTCGGGTGAATCAAACGAGCCAAATTAGACAGCGTCGACGTACTTGACGAAGCTGTTCACGTCGTTGATGAGGACGCCGAACTCGGCCTCCGCACGGATCGCAACAAGGTTGTGCTCCCACAGGGAAGTCAGGGTGCCGCCGATGGTCACAGCGGTCTGAGTGGAAACGTCGTAGCTGATGCCGCCAACGGAGCCCCACACAAGCTGCGACCAGTCGCCACCGTAACCAACGATGCCGGCCTCAGTGCTGATACCGTCGCCCAGGAACGCCGGACGACCGATCAGACGGCCCGGCGTGATAACCGAAGTCGTATCAGCAAGCGGGGTGTCAATGAACAGCGGACGACCCGTGGTGTCAACGGAACCAAGGAAAGTCGGCTCAACAACGGAATCGAAAGCGAAGCCAGTCAGCTTCTTCTTGTCATCAGCGAGGAGCTTCAGGCCGGCAACGATGTCGCCGTAGGTGCCGCCAGCAGCAGCAGCCGTGGTGCCCAGCTCGACAGACTTGGTGGTCTGGTCGATGTAGGCGCCGAACGGGGTGGACGTACCGTGAAGAACAGCAGCGTCGAACGCCTCAGCGAACGCAACCGCGATCTCGTCCTTCAGGATCTCCATGTAGTTGCCGGGGTTCGCACGCACAACCTCAGCGGAAACCACGGAGATAGCGGCGATCTTGTGCGGCTTGAAGGACTTCAGACCAAGGCTGGTCTCAGTCGTCGGCTTCAGGCCGGTTTCAGCAACCCACGAAGCCGTGGCCTTGCCGGTGGAGAAAGTGATCTCCTGACCGTTGATGCCGAGCGGCACCTTACGGGCAAGCTGCATCACGGAAGAGTTGTACTTCGCCTTGCGGAAGTAGTCCTCAGCCGCTTCGGGCTTGAGGAACCCGGCGAAATCGCCGGTAACAGTGGAATTGGCCTGAGCCATGTCAGTCTCCTAAAGAGTTAGTTGATTTTCAGCGCGTTACGGAGGGCGTCTTCCAGCCCGTCACCGTTCAGCGCCAACGCCTGCGGCCTGCGGCCCTCGGCGGGAACGTAAGGGCCTGTTTCCGGTTCAGCCGGAACACCCTTGAATGCAATGAGCTTCTCCGCGTACGCCTGAAGGTCTTCCGCGGAAGACGAAGCAGGACCATCGAGCAGATCAGCCGGGACACCAGCAGCGCCGGCAACCTCAGCCTTAGTGGCCTTAGCCTCCAACTCAGCAGCGCGCCGCTCAGCAGCCTCAAGCCGCTCATTAGCCTTCTGCTCAGCCGTCTTATTGGCTTCCTCAAGCTCCGCAAGCCGGGCAGCAGCAGCCTTGTTCTCCTTGGCCCGCTCCTCCCACTTACGCGCCTGCGCCTTCCAGTCGGTCTCCTGTGCAGGAGCCTCAGCGGGGGCGGTCTCAGTCGTGGCCTCAGCCGTTGATTCACTCATCGCGTATTTCCTCTCCCATGCGGGAACGTCCCCAAAGCCGTGCGGCCCATTAGGGGAATGAAATGGTCAAGCACCCGAAACCGGGCACTAAAAAACCACCCGAAGGTGGTTGGTCTATTTGATGCCGTACTCCTGGCGGAGCGCGGCGGCGGTTTCTTTAGCCGTCATCCCCGGATCATGGACAGCGGCGTACTTTTCGTACAACGCCTCCGGGTCGTAACCCTCGGGGACATCAGCCTCAGACCGCATAGGCACCACAGCGCAATCGCACTTGGTGTGAAACTTGTTCATGCCGTAACCAGCAGCCTGCTTCGATGAATAGACGGCGCCGCGGGAAGCCGTCATCAGGCAAAACGCGCAAGTAGTCGTGCCAGACGGGACACGGGCGAACCCAGTCCGCACCGGATCCCGGAACGTACTGTTCACCACCGTGTTCCGTGCCGGCTGCAACACAAGCCGCTGCGTAGCGTCAGTGATGAGAGTCAACGCCGCCAACGGGTCAGGGTTAGCGCTGAAGATCGGACCCAACGCCCACCGCGACACCGACTGCGCCTGCTCAACATCAACAGGCTCATCCATGACAGCCCGGAAACGAGCCGCAGACGGGGCAACATCGCGTAGCTCGTCATAATAGTCAGCCGCCAGGAGCGCCGCCGTAGACCCGTACGTCTGCACAAGATCCGGGTAGAACTCCTCCAACATGATCCGCGCAAACGCAGCATCCGTCGTGTCCAGCGACCGCCAAAAGTCCGCCAAATCCCGCTGAGCCAACGTCACCAACGCCGCCGTGTTAGTACGGAACGCCTCAACCTGCACGAGCGTAGCCATCAGGCAACCTCGGGCGCGGTCTCCACAGGCGCAGGAGCCGCAGGAACCTGGCTAGTGGCCTGCCGTGCGGCGTCCACCAACTGAGCCAACCTATCGCCCGCCTGAGCCCGCCTACGGTCGGCAACAATCCGCTGAATCGTCACATCGTCATAACCAAGAGCCTCGAGCGTCACCTCAGAATCAGCCGGCAGGATCCCATGCTTAACCTGCTCAACAACAGCCTGAGAAGCAGCAGCCTTCGTGCCCGTCGAAGCGTCCCGGAACTTAGCCCGCATCCGCTTCAAATCATCAGGCACAGCATCAAGATTGTCCCGAACCATAACCGCGAACTGGCCGGCAGACACATAGCCCGCACCAAACGTCGTATGGCAGCGCTCAGCGTCCTGCACCAAGTCAAGGTACGCGGTCTGCATCGCCGCATCCGACGCTGGATTCTCATGAATGATGCCAAGAGAGTTCACCGGGATGTTAGCCTCACCAGCAAAGTTCGCCGCGATCTGCCTCAGCATGTCCGTATGCGGCTGCATCGTCATCTGCGGGAACTGCATCGCAGACGGAGGCGGTGTGCCATCCTCATTCGGGCCGAACACCAGAGCCTTAGAGATCGCCGTCTCAAACCCGGTCTTCACAGAACCATCCGCAGCCTGAAACGCCTCAGCAACCACGTTGAAGTAAGCCCGCTGCGGAGACGAATAGAACTCCGCAGACAACTCCGTACGCAGCATCGTCCGTACTGCCTGGTCAGTCAACGACATCACCGTACGACTAATCTTCGACTTACCAAACGGGCGATCCAGATCCGGCTTATACGGCAACAACGCCACAGGAACACGCCGCAAACGATGCTTCACAGGAGCGTCAGAAACCCACCCGCGCTGCGTCTTACGAGCCGTCACAACCCTGTCAGGCAGATACAGCACAAACTCCGAAACCTGCCCATCAGCACGCCCAGTAACAGACAACGCAGACGCAAGCATCCGGCGCCGCGAATCCCACAACCCCGTCATATCCAGCGCCGACCGCGGAGTGATCAGCACCTCAGGCTCACCCGACTGCACATCACCACGAGTCACCGGCAGAAACGAACACGCATACTTGAACGCCGCCGTATGAGCCTGCGAGGACTCAATCTCAATCGAGTTATCCGCGAACACCTCATCCAAACCAAACGGCCCAGAAGACTCGCCCGCAACAACCAGGCCCTCAAAATTAACGCGCCGGTCAAGGATGTCAACAGCCTTCGCCGGCCACCCCATCACAGTCTCCAACGCATCAAACTGAGGCGGCACAGCAAT